AGGAAATAGTTTATCATCTTTTAAAGCTTTAAGCAGTCGATTTGATTTTAAACCAAAATAAGACTCAATTTTAGAAAGCTTAAACGGCTTTTCTAGGTTTATAAACCAACGAGGATCTACGATTTCACTGATAACCTCAACAGCGGTCAAGTTAGAATCAGCATCCATGAATTCAAATATTTCACGCAGGGTTTCTGTGTCTGGGTGCTTTAATAATCTTTTCATCATGGCATAGTAGTGACCGTGCATGAATGTCTTTGCTGTATCCTCTACGGCTAATGTTATTCTTGATAGTTTATTCAGAGCTGATTTTAGCTCTTTCTCTGTAAGTTTCTGAGTTTTTAAAGTCGTTTCCATAAGTTTTTAAGTTCCTTCTATTGTTTCAAATTGTAGGACCGAATCAGGATTGATCAGCCTCTGCCAAAACTATATCACAAAATGGGATTAGTTGACAACATAAATTTGATATACTTTTTGAGAGGTAGTTTTTATTCGACCATAAAATATGCTAATAAGTCATATATAGTTGCTTAAAACACGAAAACAATAGGGCGAGAATTTTTAAGTTCTCACCCCAATTAGTTCTAGTGATGTCGAGTAATTGTTTGGGTTAACTAGAAGATACTATCAAAAATGGGACTATATAGGACTTCATCAGACGAGCTTTATCATCTTCCCTTGAGCTTCATGGACAGCTTTAAGTAACGTATGGATACCTAGGCGATCTTTTTTATAGTGTGATACTTCATACCCGTTTTCATTATTGGATCTGACTTCTTGCTTCTCAGTATCTACGAAAACATGTCGATGACTATCTATAAGAGTAGCACCTATGAAGTTCCGGTCGTCATCAACTCTTTCATCTACAGAATCAAATTTATATTTAATGTATTCTAAGGCATTTAGTTGAGTTGAACCGTTTTCGATATCTTCAGCGATTTGTTTGGTTATGCTATTGGTCTTCATGGTCTTTAAACTTTCTCTAAAGGTTGTGGACTAGTTCTTTCCCTTCCAAAGTAGAACGTACACTAATTCTATGAACGCAGGATTGCGTACATACAGACAACCCGAAGGTTGCTTTTCTCTCTCCTTTTAGATTGGTTTGGTATCGCTCAATCGTCGTGTGATGGATTGGCCGTGTCAAACTTCTGATTCGAAAGTAGCCGTTCTGTTACTATTCGTCAACATATTATTTACTTATATTTGTCTACATATTGTGTTATTACATTATAATGTAACCACGTTACACTATATGTAGTAGGTAGCTTATGGAAGGTATGTGGACAATAATCTATTAAATGCCTGTATTTACTGACTAAAGTAACTGATAGTGTTCTCTTTATGTTCTATATGTTGTGTGGGCGTAGTTTACCTACGTAAGAACACAATAGGAGAGAGTATTACTTAGAGGGTAGACAGCTAGCTCTCTCTCATAGGTGGTCATAAAAACGATAGGTACTGTGAGTTCCACCTGACTAATCCACAGATTGAGCGAAATAAGCACCGAGAAAAGCTGGAATACCAATAGCGAAGAGGTTTCCGATAAGAGGTACTCCTTCACCCTGATAGAGAAGATTCCAATCTTGTCCTAAGTAGCCTCCGATAACTATAATGAAGGCAAATGCGACAACGCTGACCAATACACCAATAAAGGTGGCGACTACACACGCCTTTGTTTTATCTTTCATTTCAATTCCCCTCTCTAATTAAACTAGGATACTATTAGCTTTCCTTAAGTGTATACCGAAAACGATAGGTAACAAAGAAAGACGCAACTCGAAATCGAGCTGAAATCTCAGAAATACCTTGAGAAATGCTAAGTCATTGATAAATAACGATAAATATATACGTCAGCAACCTATATCACTGTAACCAATACCCACCCCCATCCTTATTTTTATGACTATCGAGGTGCTGTGGCATAATAATTTGGCACAATCACCTATAAATCTAGGGTCTGAGCTACTCGACCCACTAGGGGGGATTTTTTGCTGGCTCGATATACGATTAGGTCTTCAGATTTTTTCTTCTAAATCTTTCAGGGGTCACTCGCAGGTCTACTTAAAGTTAACTCCTAGTACCTATAGCTCTCTATAATATTATCATTCTTATTTATCTTTCTTATTAATCAATAAGATTAACTATTAGTTATACCTATAGTGCAACCTATTAGGTTTTGACGGTAATTAATTTGTGAATAATGTATTTAAGGAACCTTTTTATGTGTCCCTTAATGAACCTATTGATTGTGTTTCTTATTATTCTTACCAAAATTAGCACTGGTGATGATAGAATATCGAAGACTATCAGTCCTACATCTACAATTAGGTCAATCCAGTGGTCTACTGTGTTCCATTCTCTAAACTTCTTAATCAACGGTAGTGTCATAGCCATGAGTTTCCTGAGGTAGACTTGTGGGACATCATTACAGCTAGACCTAAAGAAGTCTTATCTCTCATGTTATCTACTTCTCTGGCTAACAATTCAGTCCTTCGAGTATCTATTTGTCTCTCATTGTCCTGTGCAACTTGTGCCACCCAGAACTGTACCGCCATTGCGAGTGCATCTAGTCGGTCATCATTGGCCAGAGAGCCTCTATCAGCCGTCAGACGGGTCAGTTGGTACATCAGTTGGTATCTTAGAGCCTGTTCTGGAGGAAGGTTCTGTGTACTCTTATAGTCATCCGCTATCAGCTTCTTATCCATGATTAATCTATGTTGGTTCAACGCAGGTTCTAGGACATCAATAATCCTTTTCTCTTTTTGTGTATTGTGTCGAACTTCTGAAAGAGTGCAGGGGTATTCCTTACCTAAGATAGGGGTGAGTAAAGAGTTAAACATTCCGCCACCAAAGTTACTCTCAACGATTATCTCGTTAACCTGTTCTTCCTTAGCAATCTCTACAAGTTTCCTTAAAGTCCTCTCATCGTATCCACCACGAAGACCACCACATCTACGGACAAACATGTTACCGTGAAGCATCTTAACTACAGCATAACCTGTTTCGTCCTTACCTTGGCCTGAGGGGTCAATAGACATTACAGAGCCTGTGTATTCTACGAAGTCACCTTCAATAGCCATCGGCTTGTGATAGTGGTCACCACTGAAGGCAACATTGGGTAATTCCTCGACAATATATTGGCTATCAGAAGACCATATGAGACGCTCTGGGGCGGTCTCTGAGTCCGTGTCCATCACAATGAGGTCAGACACCTTAAGAGGGTATCGCATGGCATCACTGAGCCTAGTATCGAGCTGAAACTGCAAGGCAAAGCCTGACCTACCGTAAGATGCTTCTCGCTCCATTAAATCGTGGTCATTAAACCTTTTGGGGTCTGTTGGGTTACCTTCAATCTCAGGGTCTTTGTCGAGCTGTTTGTAAATCATTGGGGCTAAACAAGAGCCATAACCAATACGTTGGTCTGGGGTAGGGAACCTACTAGGCCAAATAGAAACTTCGTAACCTCTTTCGGGTAACTTATTGTAGAGACTTTCTTGGTTCTGTGGTGTCCCTAAGTAAACGATACGACCTTCTGGTTTTAAGATAGCATCAAACTCTTTTACAGCTTCTGATAGTCTATCTCTCATACCTTGGGTCATGGAGTTGTTGGGTACTTCTACATCATCAGCAATAATGAAGTCAGCACGGGAACCTGCAAGCTGTCCAGTGATACCTACGCTCTTCACTGAAGGGGCATGTGAGGCTTTTGCTGGCCCCACATCAAAAGATATCTTGGATTGCCTCTGGTCGTCTGAGGGCTTCAGATGAGCTAGTATCTCCAGTTCCTTAATGAGCCTTAAAGTAAACGTAGTGAAATCATCGCTTCGTGTTTTAGATGCTGAGACTACGAGGATATTTAACTGAGGGTTCATATACAAAAGCCAGACAACATATGCTGAGGTAATCCAGCTCTTACCAACGCCTCGGAAGGCTTCGATGATAAGTCTTTTCTTACCGTTCTGTATGCTCTTGGCAATATCATATTGGACTGGTGTAGGGTCAGGAAGATTTAAGTGTTTCCAGACTACGAATAGAAATTTCCTAAAGTCGTTTAAAGGGTCTTTAGCTATCGGGAGACCCATAGATGTTTTAGCTGTAAACATAGGTTTCCTTTAGTGACGTAGTAGCTCAGTAAACTCTTCGGCTTCATCGTCATTTTTAAAGTTCGGTAGGGTATCGATAAGGTCACTTAGAGGTGAACCATCAACGGGTAGACCTTCGATATGATTGTCCTTTAGGAACTGTCTTGCCACGTTTAGGTCTGACGCTTTTGCTTCGGGGTCTTGGACTTTTGTTAATAGATTTTCTGCTAGGCATAAGTGTAGCTTCTCCATTATTTCTTTATTTGTCATTTGGCGACTTTCTTAATTTTCTCTATTCCTCTGATGGAAGCCATACCAAGTAATGCGAGTACTAACGGCATAAGTGCTTCGAGGGGTAGTTTTGGTAGGGGTTGTATTAGTTCGATGTTGAATACAGCGAGAAGGAATAGAATGAACTGCTTACAAACATATTCCCAGAATATCGCTATTGCACAGGACATCCCAATCAAGGGTCTCCAAGCTCTTTGCATAAAGCCTGAGAGACCCTGATTAGTTGACCTAGCGTCTGCTAAGTTTATATCCATCTGTCGTAAATTGAGTTCATTTTCTAACTGTTGAAGTTGTACCTTCACAGCTAGTTTTTCTTCTTCACTTGTGTGAAGGCTATCGACTATTTTTCCAACTGATCCAATCAACCCCCCACTGAGTAGGTTGCTTAACATTTCATCCACCTTTGCCTTGTTTAACTCTTCTGTGTCTGTGAGAGCTTAATTCTTTTTGCATATATTTGTACTCAACTTCCATTATCGAAAGTCTACGAGCTATATCTTGATAGTCGCCAATGCCCTTAGTCACATGTGAACTCATTGCGTTAAGTTCAGTGTTGAGACTTGTCACACTATCTCGATTACTTTCTACGTCTCTCTTAAGGTTGACGTTATTCTCAATGGCCATAGTAGAACTCATCTCAGCTACTGTGACGTTTAAATCTTCAATAACAGCATCGGTTTGAGCAATGTACCAAACAGCCGCAAACATTTGTAAGCAGACCGTTATGATTGCACCAATCGTAAATTTTATGTCCATTTATTATATTCCAATCAATCTGAATATTGCACCAAACCCAAGCTTGTCAGCGAGGAGGATTAGAGTTGCACCCAATGCAAAGTATTTAATCTGCGTTAGGCACTGCTGAATGTTTCTGAGGGAATTACGCAGGTCTTTTGAAACTGAACGAAGCTCTTTTATGCTTTCGTCATGTCGTTCCAAAACCCACTCGACTTTATTGATACGGGTTTCTATATCCATTTAAAGTATCCTCTACTCAGGCTGAGGATGTAAGGCTTTAATCCTTGCGACTTCTTCTTGCCAAGCGGCCAAGCCGTTCTCAGTGATATACTCAAGTTGACTTGCCCATCCGCCATATGCGTCTTTTCTTGCTTGAAGCCAATCAGGTAACTCCTCCCCCTCTATTGAGGTTATCGGTTCAATTTCATCACCTAAAGCTACCTGAGTTACCGACCCAGTTTGGGAAGCCGCTATCCATGCAGGGTTTTCCCCAACAGTTTTTGTAGCAAATCCTTGAACCCTTTTCTCAAAGACTTCTTTTGTGTCTTCTGTAAGCACTGGAACATTAGCCCAAGCACCGTCAGCAAAGGTTACGACTGCATTGCCGTCTGTTAATTCTGTTATTGTATAATCCATATTTATATTTCCTTTTACCAATTACCGATAGGGCAACTTGCAGATTTTAAGTGAACTTTTAGTTTCATAATGCACATGCATTTTTTACATTGTGCGATGCTTGATCTGAACCAAGGACATGCCTTGCAGATTTCATATCTTTCCGAAGCTGTCATTATGTGTACGCTCCGTTAATTGTTCCAGAGTTTGTACCAATGATTGTGTAAGCTGATACTCCTGAGAAAGTTACAGCTCTACCAGCCGCTCCGCCACCAGAACCAGCAGAACCATTTGTGTGGTTTCCGTTAGCTCCTGTCGCACCATTTGCACCTGCGTTGCCAAAAGTGCCTCCGTTGCCGCCCGAGCCGCCAGCTCCAGCATTCGTGCCACCAGCCGAGCCAGAAGCTCCGTTGGCTTGTGATTGACTGTAGCCTTCACCTCGACCAAAAGCTCCACCAGCCCCACCAGAATGGTATACGTAACAGGTACAACACCCATAGAAGTTGTTACAATCATTACCGCAACAGTTACTATAGTCGCTATAATAAGATGCACAACAGCCGGGAAGGCCATTTCCACCACAAGTACAATGGCCCTGCGAAGTACGTCCCTGTCCGCCCGTTCCCCCGTTTCCGCCAGCTCCGCCTCCACCTCGAATGAATGCACCTGCGGCTACGTTGATTGTTACTCCAGTAGATTGGATTGTCATAGCTGTTGCACCAGCCGCTCCAGCCGAATTTCCACCAAGCCCTAGGACTGCACCAGAGTTATCTATTATTAGTGTGCCAGCCATATTTGCTGGAACTGTGAGGTGGCCTAAAGTGACACCACCATTAATTGTAAGTCTCTTCGGTACGGCTGTTGTCCAGTAGGAACTGAATGCCGCTGTTTGCACATTGTAAGTTGATGCTCCTGATGAGACTGTTACACCGATTTCATTCACGGCATTATAGAAACTACCTACGTTAATTGCACCTGATTCCGCTACGTTTGTATTATTTGAGGGGACTGCTCCACCGTTCCTATAGTATTCACTTAGGGAAATAGGATGCGAGCCACCAAATTCATTTTGTATTGCTTGAAAGCTTAAAGCCCCACTACCAACTATAGCCATTTATACACTCCCATAGGCTGTAATATTTTGAACTGCCACTATATCTCCATCGCTTTCCAATTTGGCTTTAGCTGTGCCGTTATAGGAAAGTACTAGATTTTCTGAGACTGTAGCCAACGTCCATTTGTTAGCTCCAAAGAGAGCCGTATTAATTTGGGCCGCTGATACATTATCGAGGGCTGTTCCTGCTATATCTCCTGTCGATGTCAGAAGGTTAGCCATATCTCTTGCTTTACTCATTACATGCTCCCATAAGCTGTCACGTTACCTACGCAAGTCAGATTACCTGATGCGTCGAGCTTCATTTTATTAGTTCCACCTGTGGCAAAGAATAATACTCCACCACTCTCTGTTACTGTCCAGTTTCCTAGATCAACTGTTGTTGCATTTAGTGTGGTTGTAGTTGCGCTTCCTGCTAGAACAAGCTCACCATTACCCTTGAATGTAACCTTATCAGAACCACCATGTTTGAACTTCATAAAGTAGCCACCAGTATTACCACCAGTACCAGCATGGGTAACTTGAATTATTCCACCATCGGACTCAAAGTTCGTTCCACTAGTATTTATTACAAGACCTTCACTGCTATTTGAATCACCAGTAGTGCTAATCGTACCACCCGATGTCATCAAAGCACCTGCACTAGTTACATTAGCTGTATCCGTTACATCTGCTGAAGCTTCTATCCCATCGAGCTTTGTTCCGTCTGTAGCTACATCTCGACCATCTATAGTTGAGTTGGTTGCTAAAGCTCCTGTAAGTGAACCACCTGAGGTTGCTAAGAAACCAGCACCACTAACATAGGCCGCTACCCAAGCAGAACCTGAGTAAACCTTCATCGTAGTATTCGTAGTGTCATACCAGAGCTGACCAGTTGCAGGAGAAGAGGGGGCAGAACCACTACTTCCTCGATATATCCCATTAAAGGAAGTTAAGCTTGAGGCACTCGAAGTTGCACTCGTAGCACTATTGTTTGCCTGAGTTGTAGCTAGGGCTACTTGAGCCGCCCCATTTGTTGTTGCTAATCCAGCCTGAGTACTCGCTGTTGTCGCATGAGTACTCGCTGTATCACGATATCCTTCAGCTAAATTCTTAGCCGCAACCGAACCTGTTTCAGCAGTTTCAGCCGCTGTTTTTGCTGTTTCAGCCGCTGTTTTCGCAGTGGTCGCTTGGGTAACCAGAGCATTTAAAGATGTTTCTTGGGTCGTACTTATCTTGGTTAAAACGTCTACATATAATACATCACTAACAATAGCTCCTGATGTTAAAGTTATTGTATTCCCTGAGACTGAATAATCAGTACCACCACCAATAAGTTTAATACCATTGAGATATACAAATACATTACTCTCAGCGGCTATCGACATTGTTCCTGAAGCATCATCAGTTGTGAATGCTGTCTGGTTCGCTGTGCAAGTAAATGTATGGGTTGAGATTAATCCTTGAAGATATGCTCCTGCGATTTGCCATGCGTTAGTCACATATACTTTTAGCTGACTGTTTGCCGAGTCATACCATAAATCACCGTTATCAGGTGATGCTGGAGCTGAACCAGAACTTGTAAACAATCCTTGGAATGTAGTTAAGCTTGAAGCGGCAGAAGTCGCACTTGAGGCGGCCGCAGTAGCACTTGAAGCGGCATTTGAAGCGTTTGTACTCGCTCCTTGGATTGCACTTATGTTGGTCGCATTAGTATTGATTGAACTTATATTTGTAGCATTTGTATTAATATTTGTGGCCGCACCTGCAACTGTATTGATATTACTAGAATTAGAATTGACGGCATTAATATTTGTCGAGTTTCCTGCGACCGAAGTCACATTGCTTGATATTCCAGCTACTGAAGTAACATCGCTTGCTACTCCTGCAACGGTGGTCACATTTCCACTAATACCTGCAACTGTATTGATATTTGAACTGTTACTATTCACACTCGTAATATTAGAGTTATTACCAGCTACTGCTGTAACATCTGATGATACCCCAGCTACTGTTGTAACATTTGCTGATATACCACCGACAGTATTCACATTGGCTATATTGTCAGCGACTACTTCAATCTCAGAGGTTGCTTCTTGTAAATCATTGGCAACTTCAATCACCTTAGCAACATCAGAGGCAATCGTATTTACGTTTGCAACATTTGTAGCAACCGTTGAAATAGCCGATGAAATTCCTGCCACTGTAGTAATATTAGAATTAGCACCAGCCACCGTAGTAATATTGGTATTGTTTCCTGCAACGGTATTAATATTGGAGCTATTAGCATTAACAGCATTAATATTAGTCGCATTACCAGCTACTGAAGTTACATTCCCTGCGATACCAGCAACTGTCGTTATGTTACCTTTATCTGTGGTGGAGAGCCAAGTGTTTTCTAAATAGTGTTTCGTAACAGCATCTTGGTCGGCTGTTGGGTTAGCAACGTCTTTGATGACTTTGCTATCTGCGTCAAACTTATTGTCTGCTCCATCAAGTATCATTGCATCATTAGCAGTGTCTGAGGCTTCCTCAGCAATGAACCTGTTCTGTTGTGCGCTCAGGTCTAAGTCAGCTTCAAAGAGAGTAGAGCCGTCTGCAAAGTCAACTAGAGCAGTGACTGGTGTAGTTCGCTTAAGAACTATCAAAGCTCCTGATGCTGGTGCTGTAGCCAATCTTATTTGGGATGTAGATAGAAAGGTAAACGTAGCACTTGAGCCAGCCACAGTTGCACTAACATGTGTCGATGCAATGTAAGTGAAGTTTATGGCGTAATCCGTAGTACTTCCGTCTCCTGTGTACTTTACATAGGATGTCGGCATTAATTTTTCCTTAAAATTTAATAGTGGTTATTTCGAGTTAAACTCAAATATTAGGTTTCCCTCAACGGCATCTGACCTGCCAATTTTCTGAAGTCTTTTAATTTTCTTATTAGACCTCATAGCATCCATAAGTTCTGGATTTTCTATATAGAGTTTTCGCTTTGCGAACTTTTTGTATCGCTGTATTTTCATGTTCAATAGACGAACTCGATGGCTTTCCTGACTTCTTGTTTCGTCATAAGTTCCATCTTTATCGTATCTTGGACTATCGATTGTATCATTAAGAGCCTGAAGTAAGGTTTTACCACCAATCTTAATGGTTCCAACTAACTCATTATAACGTTGAAAGGACTTCGCATCTAACTCAATAAGGCCATCTATTTTTCTATCTGGCCCTTGGAACGGATGGTTTAGTTTACGCAGTTCGGCATAGAGCTTCCCTGCTGGTATTTCACCCTTATCTAATTTCTTTGCTCTAATGTAGCCAAGCATATAATCTGGGCTATCAACTTCCTCACCAGTCAACCAATCATGTTTTACTTCAAGAGTGTCATAGCCCATTCCAATGCGCTCACCTA